ATCCAAACCATATTATTTTTAATACTATAATTATGTCCGCAATCATCGTCTATATCTATCTTTATTTCTGTTCCATCATTTTCTTTATAAATCCATTCACTATTTTCATCTTCCCAAGTAATCATAAAATAATCTACTTCTTCGTCATATTCGCACTTGTATTGTTTTTTAAACTTTAAGATTAGTTGAGTGTTATTCATCTTATAATATATTATGTGTAGTGTCCTTATTAATTTCTATAAAATAGAATTTTTTAATATTTATTTTTTTTTGTAATTTTTTTAATAACATATTAAGTCTAAAATTAGACGTAATGTGTTGTTAATAATTCAAAGCGGAATTAACACGCTTTTTTCATATAGGGGGGTATATGGCGGAAAATATTTTGTAGAAATAGTTTGTTCCTACAAAAAAATGCCACAAAATATTTTGATGGAATAAAAATATTAATTTTTGGGGACTTCACCTATACTCAC